CTTCACTGAAGTGGTGGACGCAAAGCAGCGCTACCCAAACACAGCTCTCTTGTTTGTTCAATTTGACTCACGTCTGTTTGGTGGGGGGAGCATTCCAGCTATTTCTGTTAAAGTGAAAGGTCGTATTATTCGTGTACCAAGCAACTATGATCCTGAGACACGCACTTATTCTGGGGTTTGGGCAGGAGACTTCAAGTGGGCTTGGACAGACAACCCAGCTTGGGTATTTCTTGATATCGTCACCAATGAAAGATTTGGTCTTGGGAATAGGGTCAATCTGAATCAAGTAAGCAAGTGGGATCTTTATGAAGTGGCCCAGTACTGTGATGTAATGGTGGATGATGGTAAAGGTGCTGGTACTTTTGAACCTCGCCACACTTGTAACGTCTACCTGCAAAGTGAGACAGATGCTTGGCAAGTGCTGAGAGATATCTGTAGTATCTTTAATGGTATGACATATTGGAATGGTAATGAATTTATTGCTATTGCAGATAAAGAAGAACCCACGGATAACATTCCTACATTCTCTCGTGCTGATGTTGTAGAAGGTAACTTTGATTATCAAGCAACAGATGAGAGAAGTATTTATACGTCAGCCCTTGTTAGCTACGATGAGCCGACAAACCACTATGGCACTCAAGTAGAGGCTGTGTGGGAAAAGGCTGAGATTCTTCGTTGGGGTGGGGATAGACAGACTAAACTCTCTGCTATTGGCTGTACATCTCGTGGTGAAGCACAACGTAAAGGTAAATACAATCTTCTGACAAACCTCTACAACCGAACTGTAACATTCAAGACAGGTTTGCAAGGTCTTAACTCTAAAGTTCAGCCGGGTAAGATTATTGGTGTAGCTGATCCTCTTATTGCTGGTAAGCCTTTCACTGGTAGACTTAAATCTGGTACTGTCACAGTAGTAACACTTGATCGTGCAACTGAAGCTAAAGCCGGGGATCGTCTGTTCGTTGCACTGAGAGATGGTTCACAGCAAGCTAGAACAATTGATCAAGTACAAGGTAATATAGTTACAGTTAGTACAGCATATTCAGAAGTACCAATGGCTAATGCTGTTTGGTATCTTGAAGCATCTGATCTAAAGAATCAACTGTTCAAAGTAACTAAGCTCGTGCATTCTGGTAATGGTGTTTATGAGGTGACAGGTGTAGAGTATAATCAAAGCAAGTTTGCTGCTATTGATAATGGAGCCAGACTTGAATCTAGACCAGTCAGTAAAGTACCTCCCGCTTTCTTGAATCCCCCTTCTCCTATTACTGTGACAGCAGCTTCGTTTATTGAACAGACCCTGGCTGTAACTACAATGACAGCTTCTTGGGCTGCTGTAGAGAATGCGGTACTTTATGAAGTTCAGTATAAGATTGGGCAAGGAGACTGGATCACCCTAGGTACTACAGGTGCCCAAGAGTTTAATATTCGTGGTATTTACACTGGTGAATATGTTGTTCGTGTAAGGTCTATCAATGCTCTTGGTATTAAGAGCTTGTGGGGACTGAGCAGCACTACGCCACTAGAAGGTAAGGCAGGTGCCCCACCATCTCTTGCATCTCTTACAGTAGATCCTATTGTATTTGGTCAAAGATTAAACTGGACATTCTTACCTGGCTCTGAGGATACACTAAGGACTGAGATATTCCAAAGCGTGTCCCCTAACTTTTCTCTTGCGACTAAACTTGGGGACTTTGCTTATCCTCAGATCACTCATGACATTACTGGTCTTGCTGCTGGCGTAACATTCTATTATTGGGGCAGGCTGATTGACCGAACTGGTAATATTGGACAGTTCCTCCCTCTAAGCACCCTGAATGGTGTGCAAGGTATGTCTAGTAACAATCCTGCTGAATACGAAGCGTATTTTGCTGGGCAGATCAGGGATAGTTCACTTGGACAAGAGCTAGCAGATCGTATTGATCTTATTGATGGTGATGGTCCGGGCTCTGTAAATGATCGTATTAAAGATCTTACCGACGCCCTAGAGTGGAAAGAGGATATCATATATCTCGCTGGTGATACAGTTAGGCTTGGACAAAGGCTTTATCAAGCTAAGATAAATGTTCCAGTAAACACTACCCCACCAAATGAGATTTATTGGCAAGATATTGGTACTATCACTCAGACTGTAAATGCTCTAGCTATTCAAGTGACTCAGAATACATCTAAGATTGAAGAGGTTGATGGTCGTCTCACTGCTACAGCTTCTCAACTTACAGCACTTCGTGCTCAATATAGGAACGACAATGGCGAGGGTGATCTTACAGATGCATTGCGTGGATGGGATAGCCTTACTAGTTTTAACCAAGAAGTTAAAGTAAGGGCAGAGCAAGATTTAGCTATTGTCAGTAATATAACAACTCTAAAAGCTCAAGTAGATAGTAACCAAGGCCAGCTTGTAGATCTTGAAGAGGTTGTGGTTACAGACAGAGGTGCTACGGCTACGGCTATCCAACAGCTTCAAGTTAATGTCAATGGTAATACTGCACTCATTAATACTACAAGTGAAGCTCTTGCTGATACTAATGGTAAATTAAGCACAATCTGGTCTGTTAAGATGGAGCTTAACTCAAATGGTCAGTATGTTGCAGCAGGTGTTGGTCTTAGTATTGAAGCTAATGGTATTGGTGCATTGCAAAGTCAATTCTTGGTGAATGCTAATAGGTTTGCTGTAATTAATGGGGCTGGTGGTACAAGTATCCCATTCATTGTAGAGAACAACCAAGTGTTTATCCAGAGTGCATTTATCCAAGATGGTAGTATTACAATGCTTAAGATTGGTGACGCTTTACAGTCTGACAACTATGTCGCAAACTCTCTTGGTTGGAGGTTGACTAAAGCTGGTACATTTGAGATCAATGGTAGCGTTGCTGG